TTTATGAACCAATGGTTAAATTTTATGAACCAATGGTTAAATTTTATGAACCAATGGTTAAATATATGAAAGGTGTAAATAAATTATATCTTATTATTTATATTGACAATGGATGAATCTACAGAAAGCTTACCAAATTGTGGATATGTTGAAAATCTAACATTAAATGAATTAATAAAATTATTATCAGAAACAGAAACAATTGCAGCAAATTTGATTCAAATTAAAGTTATAGTTTACAGTAAACTAATTGCCCAACTTGCACAAAATGCAGTAAACGGTATAGAAGACAGCAGATTATTATTTTACATTAAACAAGTAGTTGATCAACAATTGAATAATGAATTTACTAACACGATAATTAAGAAGTTTTTTTACAATAATTTTTTAAATGTTATGTTAGCAATTGTTAAAGAATTTCCTGAATGTCAAGAAAAAACAGTTGCTGACATAAAACGTGTTATTCAAACATATACTCAGAGAGGGGGTGATAAAAATGAAAAAATATGGAATTTGGTTAGAATGTTTAATGTGGCTTTTATGATATTTATGGTTTTTCAAACTGCTATTATTAATGCAAATAAAACAGAAGAATCACAAACATTAACACCGGAAAAAGAATCAGCATTTTCTTCAATTTTTGGAGATAAAAATAATTCTTCAACCCCTCAACAATTTACTGGTGATTTTCCAATGGCTCAATCTGAACCTTATTTGCCTGCAGTTACTACAATGTTTGCACCAACATTACTTATTGAAAAGGGATTGAATGATGCGGTTGTCACCTTAGTTACAACTGAAGTAATTCTTGCGATAAGTAATCATTCTGATCCTGCTATACGTGAAATATTTGGTGCAACAAACAAATTACCGCAAGCTTTACAAGCCATTGGGGAAAGTCAACGTCCAACTGCCGATATAACTAGTCTATATGGATTAACTGTCGCACATCAGCAAACTATTTTAACATTGTATAACGTAGCTAACAATAATTATGCACAGGTATTTCTAATTCAAGTTGCATCAGTGAATAATCTTTTGAGTGAATGCAGTAGTCAAATACAATTATTGCATACGTTTTTTGGAGATTCTATTGTAAATATTATAGAAAAATATGAACCTACAAGTATTACTGATCAAGAATCTTTAAAGGAAATCGTAAAAGGTCTTAGAAAATTTTTGATTGCAAATGGTTTTACGGAACAAGGCGACGGTTCTTTTGAACCATCATTATCACACGAAGAAAGACCTGGAATTGAAGGTGCAAGTAAAAATACCCAAGAGAAACAGCCGAGTTTAGTTATGCGAGGGGTAGCAGGTGCTTATAGAAATCTTCAGGTTTTAGTTCACGGTGTAGCAGGAGAAACCGGAGAACAAGCAGTAAAAGCAGCTGCAAATGCAATAATTCCTAGTACTTTAGCCAAAGAAGCGGTAAAAGCTGAACAAATTGCCCAAGCAAAGGTAGACGAGGAATCTTTGAAGAAAGAAAAGTTAAAGCAGGATATAAAATTTGCTAAAAGTCAAAAAGGGTTACTATTGAGATCATTATCAGAATTAAGGAAAGTTTCAACTGCATTAGCCAGACTTGGAGAATTGTATTATAATCCAATTGGTAATACAGTTACTGTATATTGCAATAATGAGGGGTTCAATTATAGTATTGGTATTCTAGAATTTTATAGAGATGCAATAATTTCACCAAAGCTGGAAAAGGCAAAAGAATTAAAAAAACAAGATGCCCAAAATTGGATATCTCAACTTACACCACAAGAATTAACAGAACTACAAGTACTTTTAAGTATTAATGACAAGATTACTGCCGCAATAATTGCTTTTAAACTCTTTTATGGTGGAATGTTTGTGGCTTTAGTTCCATCTCAACATAATGATAAATTAATGGAAGAAGTTGCAAAACAAATAAATATAGCATTTGATTATTTAAAACGAGCATATGAAATGAATAGACCTATGCAAGATGTTGAAGATATGCACGCCGCGTCAATTACCGCTGAAGAAAAGCAAAAATATAAAGAAAGAGCAGAACAATATTGGGAAAACTTAAAAGAAATATCTACTGCAGCTGTCAAAGGTCCGCTTGATTTAGTTGCGGCTACAGCGGAATCACTAGCATTTACAACTGCACAAGCAGCTCTTAGAATAATTACTGGACCAATTGATGCAATAATGTACGAATTTAATCAACGTCCATATGCGTGTATAGTAATAGGAAGTATTCTAGGAATATTAGTATTGTATTTCTCTGGGGTATTAAATTTAACGACACTTCTAGCAAGACAGATTATTCCGCCTACGATATCCATTGTTAGTCGTGTTGTAGGTGTAATTGTTGGACAACAAGTTATAGTAGAAGTTATTATTAGAGGAAAAGAAATGTTTGGGATTGAACGTATTGAGGGATATTCTGGTCCTGAGAGTAATTTAAACAATTTATTATTAATGATTTTTAAAATATCTGGTGTTGATTCGCCTTGCCCATATGAACGCTGTATTGAGCCACTTGATTCAACTGGTCTTGTTTCATTTTTAATTATTGGAGGATTAATTGTATATTATAACAGAAGTAAAATTAGCACTTTTGGCAAGGTTCCAGCCAAACTACAAAATCCAAACCCTGCAGTTCCAGTAATAGCACCAGCACCAGGAGGACCAGTGGGAGCACCAGTAGTACCAGTACCGGTACCAAATCCTGCAGTTCCAGTAATAGCACCAGCACCAGGAGGACCAGCACCAGTAGTACCATTACCGGTACCAAATCCAGGAGGCGGTTTTAATAAAAAAAAATCGGGAATTTCAAAACGCAATAAAAAAAATACATCTAATAAAAAGAAAAAAGGTGCAACAAAGAGACGTAGAAGCACTATTCGCCGTAAACACTAATCAAAATCGATTAGATTGTCGACCATTTTACACGAATTACTAGTAACAACCAGTTGTTGCGTCAAATAGTCGATTGTTTTGCTTCTTGTATTTACCTCCTTCTCCAATTGGGCAATAATGAGCCGTTGATTTTTCACAGTTTCTCTCAACTTTTCGTTTTCTGAATAGAAATTTGCCTTGTTTAAATTCAAGTTTGCAAGCCACTTTTGATGTGTCTTTGACTTGATATGACCAGAAAAAATAGTGTTTGTTTCATAAATTTTATCCTTTCTTGCACCACACGGACAATATAATCCCATTTTTATTACATTGAAAGAAGGAATCAAGTCAATATAGTTACCATTTTCGTCCATACTCGGTGTGTATATATCCGGTTCTACAACTAGCTCCATATATCGGAATAATATAATATCAAAAAAGATTTTATATTATTTAATTTTTATAATTTACTGATTTAAAAAGATGCTGATTAGATGCTGATTAGATGCTGATTAGATGCTGATTAGATGCTGATTACGGCGACCCGGGCGGGGTTTGCGGTTGTGGAATAGCCGTCACTTGCGGGTTCATCACAATTTCTCTGAAATTTTTGTATAAAATATCACGTGCCTTTGATGTAATGTCGATCGCATCGACGTATTTCTGGAATCGGTTGTTGAACCTGCACCCAGGCAAGATCAAATTGTGTGCAAGCGACTGAAGCAATTCGTTTGCCTTGAAATAGAAAGTGTGGATCAGTCTTGGATACGCAGGTTGGTCTTTGACCGTATTCAACCAATCAGAAAGATCCAATATTATCTGATATACATTGCACGTTGACTCGAGTTGCACATCAATATCGTTTGGGTGTTCTTGCCATAACACCATTATTTCATTAATTAAATTGTGGAAGCATTGCCTTTCGTAGGGGAAACACCCCTTTTTGTAATTGTCTCCTTCCGCAATTTGAACTGTGCAGAAATCTGATGGCACAGTCATATTTGGCATAGCCACCGCCTTTGGCACAGCCGCTGCCTTTGGCACAGCCGCTGCCTTTGGCATAGCCACCGCCTTTGGTTGGATAACCGGTTCCTCATCTTCGTCAGGATCGTAGTCGGAGCTGCTGTCATTGTCTTCTTGATCTAATTCGCCGTCTTCGTTATACTCTCGATAGCTAATATAAGGAGAATAGGGCCGCAAGTAGAATATGCGTTGTTCAGGCTCGATTCTACGCCTCTTTGCTGCAGGCATTTCTTGCTCGTCATCGATTCTGCCCCTCTTGGCAGAAGGTCTCTCAACCGCGTCGACTTCGATTCTACGCCTCTTTGCTGGCGGCATTTCTTGCTCGTCATCGATTCTGATTCGCTTGGCAGAAGGTCTCTCAACCGCGTCGACTTCGATTCTACGCCTCTTTGCTGGCGGCATTTCTACTTCGATATCTTGTGCGTTTGTTAGATAGTTTGATAGTTCGTCGATTATGTCAGATTCAATGCCGACATAAGGCCGTTCAGGCTGCATCGAGACAATGTAATCGCGTTGTTCTTTCTTGGCCAGCTTTTGTAAACGCGTGTTATACTGATGCATCGTTTTGCAGTCCATTGCCTGCTTTGTACGACACTTCATAACAGAATCCGTGTCGCGGCCGTATCGGGTGACCGCTTGACGTAGACTGCTGCGTTGCTTTTTGTTGTTGTTGATGTTGTTGATGTTGTTGATGTTGAATGACATAGTTGATTTGTATCCGGTTTGCATTAAGGTATGCTTAGTCGGTATTCAAAAAAATTTGCTTCAATTTTTTTTTGAATACTTAAAAAACCGATTTACTAAAAAAAATAAATTTTTAAAACTTTATATAAGCTACGTAATTTACATACCAAATGTGCTGAAATCATTCAATACCGGTACCGGCAAATACGAATTGTTTATGTTATTGTAATTTGGCACTTTTTTGCATTCAAAGCTTGGTTCTGGGCAGCGGGCACAAGCTGGACAAGGTGGACACTTCTCTTGACGAGGGCAAGCAGCACTTGTAGGGCAAACTGGGCAAACCGGAGGCACAACTTCAGACTTTAAAATGTACAGATCTTCTTGGCCTTTTGGGATCATACTAGATGGTATACCAGATGGTAATGAGTTTGAGTAATCATAAGATTTACTGGAAACTTCTCCTAATAAAGAATTGGGCGTAGAAACAGATGCAGAAGTTGAATAGTTTGGATAAAAACCACTTTGTTCATCGTCAACGTGAACAACGTCTGCACTATTTTGGCTGTATGCACTATTTTGGCTGTATGTACTATTTTGGCTATTTGAGTTTTGCGTGTAATCCATTGTTTTACCATTTGGGTAAGAAATACGAATAAGAATGTTTCCACCAGGTCCAATTACGATAATCGCTTTTCCGCCATAGGGTCCATAAAAGGTAGCACCATTTAATCCAGAACCAGAACCTGATCCAGAACCAGAGCCAGAACCAGAACCAGAGCCAGAACCAGAGCCAGAACCAGAGCCAGAACCTGATCCAGTCGGAGGAGTATATGTATAATGCGTATGGTTGCCATTTTTATCTATTACTTCTATTTGATATGTTCCTGCAATGTAAGTGACCGTTGCAGAACCGCCGTCTGGTCCATAGAATTTATGATGATAAATTCCTGATCCTGATCCTGATCCAGATCCTATTACAGTAGCATCCGTTGTCAAATACAAATTTCCAGCAGGCCCAACTGCTATCTCATTTGTAGTAAACCCTTCTTTTAAACAATTCTTCCCTCCTAAAAATGAACATAACACGAGACTTAATAATAATATGATAAAAAGTAATAATGCACTACTAATCATTGTTGTATAATTTATATAGTGAAAAAAGATTTAAAATATATTTATTTTCTCTTATTTTTAAATATAATTGAAAATATTAAATCAATAAATAATATAGTATATTATTTAAAGATGGTTAAATCGACAAAAGTTTTAAATAAATATTATGAAGATAATGACGCAGTTGAAATAGGTGTCGATGAGGTGGGTAGAGGACCACTTTTTGGAAGAGTATATGCAGCCGCGGTCATTTTACCTAAAGATGACAGTTTTAATCATTCAAAAATGAAAGATAGTAAAAAATTTCACTCGGCGAAAAAAATACAAGAAGCATCTGATTATATTAAAGAAAATGCAATTGCTTGGGCTATACAATATGAGGATGAAAAAACAATCGATACCATAAACATATTACAAGCATCTCAAAGTGCAATGCATAAAAGTATTGCAGAAGTGTTTAAACAGACGCAATTAAAACCGAAATCGACAAAATTGCTAATTGATGGCAACTATTTTAAACCGTTTCGTGTAGGAAATAATCCCCGTTCTGCAAAATCCGAAATACTTATTAAAAATTGGAGTAAATCTTTTGAAAAGATGGAGGATGCCTCTGCAGAAGAAGAATATATTGACTATGTATGTATTGAAGGAGGTGATAATAAATATTCGGCAATTGCAGCAGCTTCTATATTGGCTAAAGTAGAGAGGGACCGATATATTGAAGATTTGTGCACAAAATATCCAGATTTAATTGAAAAATATGGAATTGATTCAAACAAAGGTTATGGTTCAAAAACACATATTGCAGGAATAAAAGAATACGGTATCACAATGTGGCATCGACAAAGTTTCGGAATATGCAAGAATTACAAAATCTAATCTTATCTTTTTACAATAAATAAAATAAATAAAATAAAAATTGATTATCTATTTTTTAATAAACAATATAATAATATCTAAAATAATATATATAAATGTCTACAGTTGAAGCAGCAAAATCAATACCGATGTCAATAAAAGGACCACATTCTCTAGCGTATGCTGAAGATAAAGAGGACGCATTCAGAAAAGAGCGATATGTGCTTACGTTTGATTTTGAAACAAACGCATTACCGGATGAATCTGTCGTATGGGATAATTTTGAAATAGAGGATACGTATAGAAAATATGCTAACGGCGATTTAGTAAAAGATAAAAAGACAAGACAACCCGTACCAATGCCGGCTTCAGATGCGTCCAAGTGGCCACACTCTGTGCAATTTTGCTACATCCTATATGACAATCAGTTAAATACGGCAAAAATAGTAAATGAAATTCTAAGATTACCCGAAGGCGTAGAAATGTCGAGAGAAAGTGAAGCGGTGCACAAGATTTCGTTGGCACAATCGCAGGGTCAAACAAAACGAGTAGTGAACCCCAAAACAGGTGAAGAATTGTTGACACATAATCCTGAAATTCACGAAGTTCTTGTTGAGTTTATGTCAGATTTCGAGAGAGCCGACGTCATTGTCGCACATAATTTACGGTTTGATCGAAATATGTTGTTGGCAGAAATGGATCGTTTGAGAAAAAGCGGCCGCCCGGAGTTTGAAATATTTAATGAATATATTCGAAATCTTTACGAAAATAAAAAAGAATTTTGCACGGCGAATTTTGGGGCAGACGTGTGTCAAATAGCTGCGACGAACAAGGCAGGTAAGGAATACTATAAAATGCCTAAATTGAATGCATTGTATACGCATTTGTTTGGATATGCACCAGACGAATCGAAACTGCACGATGCATTAATGGATGTAGTCATTTGTATGCGATGTTTTTACAAAATAAGATATGATATTGATTTATGCGACACTGAATTAGATCATAAAATTGCTGGATATATTGAATTAATGTCCCCTGAAGGATACAAATGTTCTCCTGCAAAAGCCGCTGTCGACACTGGTAAAGGTGGGAGCAAAACAGTGGATAATATATTGGATCAATTAAGTAGACGATCCAACAGATTGATTGAATTATCACGTATTGATTACGCAGAAGGAAAATCGCGTAAAAAACAACCAAAAAAGAGAAAAGGCACTAAAAGTGGAAGGAAAAATAAAACGCATAGTAAAAAGAAGAGGTAGTAAAAAGTGGATGCATCATAAAGTGGATGCATCATAAAGTGGATGCATTTTACAAAAAAATTGATCAAATATAATAAGTATATTCTATTTTATAACAGAAAATATGTCTCATAATACCGAAGAAATTGTTTACCTTGGTGCACGCAATCATTATTATATGTATGATGACGAATTGTACACTGCAACATTCCCAGTGGAATGGGCAAAGCAGCATTTGCCTCATACTGGTCCCAAAATGTGCAATAATTGTGCTTTTTATGGTTCTTATAATGGCGTATTTATTGGGTATTGCGTGAATTGTGCTTTATTCGTATATAAAGGTAGCAGAGGAAGAGGATTCGAAGATTATGGTGTGGAACAGAATACACATTATTATGATAGAGTATGTCAATCAGCATTCGACACTTATTTGAAAGACATTAAACTAGATGATATCGGTGATACAGACATAATGAACACAACGGCTATGATTGAAAATGAGAAAGCTTGCAAATATGAAGAATCTACATCATCTGATAACGATATAGATGATGTGGATTATAATGGTGGATACAGTTATGGAAGCCACTATGACGGCGGATACGATTCGTATTAGTTTATTTATGCCGAACACATTTCACAAATATCGTGCTCATCGTTATTTTCCTCTTCGATGTTTTTTTCTGGTTCCACTGTAAATTGCTGGGCTTGGTGCTTTCCCTTACGTCTCAAATAATAAATACCGGTTTTAAGACCCTTTTTCCAAGAATAGAAGTGCATCGACGTTAATGTATTGTAATTGGGATCCTCTAACCAGAGATTCAGACTTTGGCTCTGGCAAATAAACGCACCACGATCAGCCGACATATCAATCAAATGTTTCATCGGCATCTCCCACACAATCTTGTATTTGTTTCGAATATGTTCAGATAACATAGTTAATTGTTGAACACTACCCTTGTTTGCTATAATATTATTCTTAATTTTGTCGTTCCAAAGACCCAAATGAATGAGTTCTTTCATCAAATATTTATTGGCCAATACAAATTCACCTGCCAAGGTTCGACGACTATAAATATTACTCGTCAATGGCTCAAAGCATTCATTATAACCAAGAATCTGTGACGTACTTGCAGTTGGCATTGGTGCAAGCAATAGTGAATTTCGCATACCATTATTAATAATCGACTGTTTCAATTCATCCCAATCATATCTCTCAGATGGTGTAATATTCCATAGGTCGAATTGCAGTTTACCGTCACTTGCAGGCGAACCGGAAAAGGAACTGTATGAACCACAAACAGCATCATCTAATTGCAACTCCTTATAATTTGGATTCAAATGTTGCAATTCGAGAGAAATCTCGTTTGTAAATACATAATCATCCTCTCTATAGGATTCTATTGTTGAAACCTGTCTTTTAATTTCAATCATTTCTTTTTTGCGTGAAATGGCGATTTCATTACTGCGTTCAAGTGCACCGTGATAAATGGTCTCGAATATGAGTTTATTTACCTCCTTCGCTTCTTCGCTATGATAAGCAAGGTCCATCATTATAAAAGTATCCGCTAACCCCTGTACTCCAATTCCAATTGGGCGATGAAGCAGATTACTGCGACGAGTTTTTGACGTGGGATAGAAATTAACGTCAATTATTTTGTTCAAATTCGCAGTAACTACCTTGACAACTTCGTGAAGCTTATCATAATCAAATGTCTTTTGTGCTTCATCGACAAATGCGGGGAGAGCAATCGACGCCAAATTACACACAGCTGTTTCCCTTTCGTCTGAATATTCTATGATTTCAGTGCATAAATTGGAACTCTTTATGGTGCCAAGATTTTGCTGATTTGATTTCAAATTGGAAGCATCTTTATATAAAAGATAAGGCGTCCCTGTTTCCATTTGTGCATCCAATATTTTGAACCATAAGTCACGAGCATTCACAGTTTGTCGCATTTTCCCCGCCGATTCGTATTTTTCATACAATTCCTTGAATTTTTCTCCAACAACGTCGGATAAACCGGGGCACTCATATGGACAAAAATATGACCATTTTGCGTTAGATTTTACGCGTTCCATAAACAAATCTGGCACCCAAAGGGCATAAAAGAGATCGCGAGCCCGCATTTCCTCCTCACCATGGTTTTTCTTCATTTCTAAGAAATCCTCAATATCGGGGTGCCACGGTTCCAAATAAATGGCGAATGAACCATTACGTTTACCGCCTTGATTAATAAATCGAGCAGTATCATTAAATACCTTTAACATTGGAACGATACCACTAGATTTTCCATTTGTCCCCCTTATTACTGAATTATTTGCTCTAATATTATGTATATGTAACCCAATTCCACCGGACCATTTTGAAATAGATGCACAATCCTTCAATGTATTGTAAATTCCGTCTAAACTATCTTCCTCCATTGCTACCAAATAGCACGACGATAATTGCGGTCTCGGTGTACACGCGTTGAAGAGGGTCGGTGTAGCGTGGGTAAAATACTTCTGCGACATCAAATCATATGTTTCTTTAACAGCGGATAGGTCGTCCCCGTGAATACCAATCGCAACTCGTAACCACATATGCTGTGGTCGTTCAACTACAACATCATTCGTTTTAAACAAATAAGCCCGTTCTAGCGTTTTAAGTCCAAAATATTCCAGTAAATAATCGCGTTTGTCGTCAATCATAGAATCTAATTCTTCTCTGTTCTTTTCAATAATAATCCAACTAGTGTGCGAAATAAGTGGTGAATGATTTCCGTGAACATCGGTAAAAAAATACAATTTTGACATTGTTTCATAAAACGAAGAAACAGTGTTTTTCTGGTGATTGCTGACAAAAATACGTCCTGCTAGAATCCCATAATCCGGATGAATTGTAGAAAGCATTGCACATTGTTCACACGTCAATTCGTCTATTTTAGTAGTAGGAATAGTGTCATACAATTGATCAATCACTTTCATTGCAAGAGACGAATAATTAATTTGAATTCCGATTTCTTGTCCAATATTTTTAACTCGATTCAAAATTTTGTCAAACGAAATATCTTCTAGTTTACCGTTTCTCTTGGTGACACGCATATCATTACTCGACTTTAAACTATTCATACTGTTTCCATTCGTCATTATTTATTTATAAACGCATAATTTTAAATTGTAATTATTAAACTATATTTACATTTTGACAAAAATATAAATATATATATAATAGATGAGTATAGGAATTATATGTTTATTAGTCATTATTTTAATAATATTTATTGGAAGTAACTACAATTTAGTAGCATTTAAAGAAGGATATAAAAACAATGATTTAACGGATCCTGGGTTATATCCGTCCAATGTAGATGCATACGGATTATTATTTGATGAATACCCTTCAAAAAATAGCAAATTAACTAGCAATAATAGTTACCCAGATATTTGGTGGTATTATCCAATTTTTGGGGTCGGATCTTATGCACAAATAACAAATAATTTGAGATATCGCAGAAACCCCGATGATGGAGAATGCAGAACTGCTGAATTTTGCGGGGCTCTTTATAGGGATAATCAAGTTGCTAGCAACATCATTAAACCACTGCCTCCTGTACCAGACACACCTGGAACACGCGTCAATTATTATAGAACGCAAGAAAACCTATTTTTAGGGCCACAACCAGGCCCAGTTCTAGAATTACCAGCTTTTTAGTATTTTTTTTGGGGCAGCGGAATTAGACAGCCTGTTTTTGGTTTTTCGATAGTTAAATTCACGCCTAAATCAAAATATGCATCTAGTTTATTTACTATTAGCATATCGGGCTCCTTTTTAACGCGTTTATTGGGTGCTCGACATACATAATCACCGGAAACTCTTTCCTTTTCAATTATATTCCAAATATTTTGTAACTGACCAATATTATCTGAAAACCATTTTACATTGCGTAGAACAAGAACACAACTGACCTCTTCCAATTTCCAATAAATATTTTTTATCCAGCACATATCCTTTTTTTCAAGCATTATTGATTCGTACCAAGCATCAAATTCGTTTATATTCATATCCAATGGTTTATAAATATAATGCGGTTTCCCGTCATTTGTAGAGAAATACAACATAACGCCTTTTAATTCACCATTAATAGATGTGGTGAAATTGCCGTCATTTAAAAATTCGTCTTCAGATTCATATTCCGTAAAACGGGTCTCTAAAAAATCACATTCATCCAAATCGCACGTTTCCATTTGTAACTGCATTTGGATCCAATATTCCTTTTTAGGTATCCCGTCAATTTCTCGGTTTACAATATTTTTAATTTCCAACATTCGCCCAAAGCGTTTAGGTTTTTGAGGATTATTGTTTATTCCATCAGGCGATGCACCCAAAAACCCATACTTATTGTGCTGAATACATCCGAAGTCACCCACCGATGCATCGTACTCTTTTTCATAGTACATTACTGAAACAGGTTCATATTTTTGCCCCCAATGAAATGTAGAATCAACATTAACCGATGAAAATTTGTCTGATTGTGAATTAATCGGCTGACATTTTTCATATATAAGTTGATTTTGTGTATTTTGATTCTCAAATGCCTTGTATGCGTTACTAGCGGTGATTAAATTATGCCGAAATTTATACCATTCATCTGTTCTTTGCTGAGGCTGCGGTTTATTAGCAAGATAATCAATTTGTTTTTGTAATTTCTGCATCTTTTCATTATTTGGTATTTGTCTAACAAAGGTAGTTGAAAAGGAACGCGGTGGGATAATACAAGAATAAAACAACTCTGCAGCAATGTCAATTAATTCATCTAGGTCATTGCGTATTTCATCAAAATCGACAGTGTTTGCACTATTCGACGTAGTGTAAATCTCCGGAATTAAGATTGGCGAATATAAAGACCCGATGTGTTCAATCATTGTTTCGTGAAAATCTGGCTCCGAAATCTCGCAAGGATTTTCGACGATGTATTCGTACATTAATAACATACAATTTTCAATTATATCGTTTTGCTCATTCTCATTAAAATAAAATGGTTCATCCGGCTCTATTTCATCGAGTATATCAATTAAATTATCCAATTCTGATAATAACATAATATATTTATTATATTATTATAGTGTCTAGTTTTTATATATAAATAGTCTTTTATTCTCTTTATTTAGTCCGAATCTGAATCATTATCACCCATTTTTACATTTTTAATAGTTCCTCTTATACTTCCTCCCTTTTTAGGTGGTAAACTTTTTAATGTACTAACACGCTTGTCTAGATTTTTCAATGTAAAATGTTTGGTATTTTTATTATAAGCAAGGGCCGGTACATACTTTATTTCACCAGTGATTTTATCGTATTCGACGTCTTTTACACGTTGCAGTTTTTTCCTGTCTAGACAATCCTTCAAAAAGCAAATAAGCAATTTTTCTTCTTCGTCTGTAAGCTGATTTTCTTTAGTGTATTTCTCTGCAAAACCGAGTAGTTTTTTTGTTTTCAGTGTTTTATCTAATTTACTCCACGGCTCGGTTTTATTATTTTGTTTATCATCTTCTAAAAATTTTTCCAAATTAGATAAATCTTCATTCGATGATTTAATTTCATTAATTACATTTCCGCTCAATAACATTGTTTTGTATTTGATATTCTTCAGTTCAATGCATTCATCACTTTTACTTGCTACGCTCATTATATATAAATTATAATAAAAAGAGTTTAACTTACTTTTGTAATATAATATTTAATATTGTTTTTTGTTATAAATTATACTGTGAAACCGAAGCAAGCGGTTCCAAACGAAAAATAAAATATATATAAAAATTAATGGACGATAGAAAGGTAATTATTAGTGGCATAAATAATCGATATCAAATTAAAAAACTGACAAAAAATAATAATAATTCAGAGCCAAAAAATCGAAAAATAACTGAAAAAATGGATAATGAGGTTTTTATTTTAGAAAAACAGACGAAAATGATCGATAATTTATTCAATGGATATAATATTGAAGATGACGATAAATGTATGGAAAATATTATTTTCTCTGAAATACTAAAAAAGATTTCCAGTTATAAACAACAAGATGCTGCAAGAAAAATATTTGATCAAACGAAATTTATTGACAAGGCTACAATATTGAGAAAATTATATGAATGTAAATCAGAGTGTTATTATTGTAAAATTAAGATGTTGATTTTATATGAAAAGGTGAGAGAAATGAAACAGTGGACAGTGGACAGAATAAACAATGATTTAGGTCATAATAATGATAATATTGTTTTGTCGTGTTTAGAGTGCAATTTGAAACGCAGACGTACTAGCAAAGATGCGTTCTTGTTTACAAAGCAATTAAATATAGTTAAAAAGGAGACTGAAAAATGAATGTCATTGGTTTGTTTGCAATAATAAAATTATGGAAAATTATATATGGAAAGATATATTGAATGGAAATGGAGTATTGGTGAAAAGCCCATCAGATCACTGCGAACTAATGTCAATACCGATACAAATGAATATGATCAAACAGGGGTTTATAATCAAGAACAAACTGAAATGCACGTAATTAATCAGTGTTTGTACAGCGGAGATGAGATGTTTATTGACCAGTCCCAAAAACAAATGCTCAGAGAATTTCAAACACAACCGAACAAGAGAGAAGATACATACACCAGAATGGCTGAACGAGAAATGATGGGTCAAATAGGGATGAATCCATTTTTTTCAAATAATGGAAGTAATTCTGGCTATATAGAGGATTTGATGAATCAAGAGAATTTTCTTAAACCAATCAGCACAAGTATGGAAAAAACCAAAGATTAACAGTTATAAATAGTAATTTTATAAATAAGCATTTAAAAATGAATTATTAATAATAAAATATGGCTGCCGCTAGTTATACGACCCAAAATGATTTATTAATGAACAATTTAATGGATTTCTACAATAAAGACGACAATCTCAATAAAATGTTGAAAATTATTACTGGTGAGTCAAAAATTTCTCTCAGGATAGTGGATTGGTTCGCTACAAATTATGCAAAGAAGAATTTTACATTGTATAATATTGAGGATTCTTCTGGAAGAATTAGAAGATTCAAGGTATATGTTGATTACAAGTTAAAGCTGAAAGCGTATAGCAAGCAACGTTTTGATCCTTTTTGCAGATGGGAACGTATAAGTATCCCATATAAAGACGGTACATTTATAGAAACCACGATAGGTCAACTAAACTTTTTTAAATGGAGCCTGGAAAATAAGGTGGTTCAATATATTGAGGATAATTATGACTTGATTGAAAAGGATATGAACAATCGTAATAGTACTAGCAAGAGAAAGGAGAATTTATCGGATGGTGGAAATACCAAGACTCGAAAAAAGAGGGAAGAATTATCAGTATCAGCTACTAAAAGCATTAAAAAGGAAAAGGTTGAAATTGTGGTTAATTTTAATTAAATATGTATGATTTTATTATTGTATGATTTTATTATTGTATGATTTTATTATTGTATGATTTTATTATTGTATGATTTTATTATTGTATGATTTTATTATTGTATGATTTT